TCAAGCCGGCAGTAGCACCAGAATAAGGGTCAACTGTCAACTCCATTCCGCCCCAGTTAGCAATAGCCATTTTGCTGAAGTCTCCGAAGATCATTGCAGACAAAGTAGAGCTAGAACCTTTAGACAAGTTGCTAGGAACCAAGGTAGTTGTTTGAACATTGTAACCGTTCAAATCAGTACCACCAGAAGGCCAAATGAAGTTACCTTCAACACCTGAAGATTGGCGGGCAGTAGTTTGCAATTTAGCTTTTACCAATGGGTTAGTTAAATAAGCAACTCCGTTACCGTTAGCGTTCTCAACTGCTTTCATCAAGTTAACAACATCGGCCCAAACTGGAGCGATTCCGTTAGCGTTGGTAGAGTTAGAAGTTGCGCCACCTGCAAAAGTTACGTTTACGTTAGCGTTACCGATAATTCCTACAGGCTCATTAGATCCACCGCCTTTAATAGCAGCAGTTTCCAAAGATTGGGCCATAGCATTAAGCAACCAGTTTCTTACGTACCCGTCGATAGAGTTGCTAGATTGCAACATCAACTGGTTAGATACCTGAATATAGGCAGCCAAACGCTTAGGAGAAAAAGTGATTTTAGAGAAAGCAGGGCTCTTTTCAGTAGCTGTGCCGTTCTCAGTATTCCAACCTGCACTTGGCAAAGTTGATGCTGTTGGTAAATCCAAGTTTCCAACAAGCCCGCTCAAACGCTGAACGCCTAAACCTGCCAATACTGTGCGAGGCAACAAAACGTCAATAATTGAACCTACAGAAGTTTGAACGTTTACACCACCTTCAGAACCAGAAGTTCCGCCTGTTGCAGTCATATCACGAGTGAATACTTCAGAAGGTATTTTGATAGAGTGAGCAGAAACGCTAACACCTGAGCGCTGGAACTCATTGCCACCCATTGCAGAAAATTCGCCCTCAACGCCTTCACGACGGCCAGTGATAGCCATTTCCATTGCGCGCTTGAAGCTGTAATCTTTAGCCATGTTTGACTTTTCTTTCTCTTCGCTACGGCTTGCGCTGTGGCCTGCTGCTTGAGCTGCAAGGTTTTGCAATTTCTCTAGAGTTTCAACCTCTGCTTTGATCGCGCCTAAACGGGCTTCGATTTCAGACAAACGGTTAGTTTCAGTGTCAGCCATAGAACGTGCTTCACGCTCGATAGTTGACTGCAAGGTAGACAATTCGCCGAGCAAACGTCCACGCTCTTCTTTTAGGGCTTTAATTTTATTCATGATTTTTTGTTTTTTTTAATAGTTTGTGTATCTGGCTAATGCAAGTTTCAAAATATCTGCGCTTACTTGACTTTGTTTTGCGGCTTCAATCTCTAGTTCTTGGTCTCTTATGGCTGCAATGCTGCGGGCGTCTGCCTCTGTATCTTCATAAGCAGGATAAGTAACTGGGCTAACGTCGTATAGATCCTCAATCATTGTTATTTTACGCTTGCCCATAGTTCCGTACTTTTCGCTTTCGCTCCAAGACTGTTCTTTGATTGTAAAAGCAAATGAGCTTTGAGTAATGTCGCCGCGCATAATGCTGCGAACTACTGACATATGCGTAGGGTTCTCGTAATCTGGTACCCAAGTATACTCTAAATTCCCGTCACCATTTACAAATACTCTGCAAGTGTCTGCCTTTGTGCGGCCCAAAATTAAATCGGCTTCGTGGTTAAACAAACAACGGATATCGTAATCTTTACTCAAAGCGTTGTCAAACGCCCCGGGCATTATCACCTCTTCAAAATATCCAAGGTCGGTTACCGAATTAATAACCGCAGCGATTCCGCCAATTTCTTTTGGCATGCCTTCGCCCTCTGCTCTGGTGTGGACGGTGCCCGTAAATGTGCGCCTTTCTTGTTTCATTTTAATTATTTTCTAAATTATTTACGCCCTCGGGGTTATTGTTTTTGTCTGCGGTCGCCATCAGGTTTGCAATCTTCGCGTCCATATACTCGTTAATCTGACTGCTAGGCATTAAGTTGGCTTCGATTAAATATTCGTCGCCACCATCAAACGCGTTAACATCCTCATAAACCCGCGCCTCGTTTCTAGAAAGCCAGCCGCCGCGGATGCCTTTATTGTAATAGTCTGCTCGCTCGTTGGCGCTAGCTCTCAACAGCGAATTAAAGTTAAATTTAAAGTAATATGTAAGCTTATCGTTTTCTGTTAACAGCTTGCGGGCTAGTTCCTGCTCGATGTTTATAGCGTAGCTCATTAGAGTACGCGCATAAAAATCTTGATATTCCTGCTCAACGCTTGACTTGATGCCTGCCGTTGCGCCTATCATAGAAGCGGGCACTCCAAAGATTCGTGCAATTTCCTCGCTGCTGAATTTACGAGTCTCAAGATACTGCGCCTCTTCAGGGCTTAGGCTTAATTTTTCCATCTTGATGCCGTTAGGAAGCACAGCGCTACGGCTTGCCCCGTCTATAACATCGTCGAGGGATTTTTTTAACGGCCCTGCTTGGTCTATTTTTATCTGCGCGTCTGACGTTAACAAAAATTTCAATACTCCATTTTTATAAACTCCTGCGCTCTGGCTAATTGCTGCCAAGTCAATACCTAAAGTTTCTGCATGCAATACTACAGGGCTCAAACCTACCAAAGGATTATCGCCGCACATTCCTTTGAAGTGTAGCATTTCCGTTGCAGGGATCATGCCCGGGTACCCTGCGAGTGTAACCTTGTAAAACAAAAGGCCGTCCTGCATTACTGGCGTTACATACTGCGGAGCGATTGGGTGCAATTCTATGCCAATGTTTCGCACATCGCGATTAATAAAAGCGTAAGCGTTACCAGTTAAAGCCAAGTGGCTAGTCATATACTTGGTGAAATCGTATTTTGTTTGGTAAGGGTTAGGCTCGTTAGTTAAAGCTGTGGCGTAGTGGATTATAATTTGATCCCTGTTCTGCCCGTCATCTTTATACAACTTCAAACCTAGCCCCGCGATTCCATCCGCAATAACTCTAACGCAAGCGTGCACGGACGCAATGCTTAGCGCCGTTGTATTATTTACGGCTTGGCCGCTTTTGGTTTGGTAGCCAAAAATATTGTTTAAGGTATTTACAAACCAGTCTGCGGGCTGCGTTAGCATTGACCGCTTTTCTGTTTTCCGTTCCCAAAATCTTAAATTCATCGGTGCAAATTACAACTCCTTAAATTTTGCCGTGTTAACAAATCTTATTTATTGCGCCCCTGTGCCAGCCACCTGCTGAGGGCCGAGCGAAATACGTCGTAGTTTTTATAACGTGGCACGCCGTACCTTTCCAGATATTCGGCTTCCGTTGCGTTATAGGCATCCTCGTAAGTTCTAAACTTAGGAAGGTTAAAATAATACTTGTTCATAAAATCGTCAACGAATCTCATAGCGATATAAACCAAAAATCTGTTTCTTTTTCTTTGGCAGCGTCTTGCATAGCCGTGCCCAATGCCATTACAATAGATACAGGCCCGTCGACCTTATCGCCGCTCTTTGCTTTGTTAATCTTGATATTGCCCGCAGGATCATTAGCAAGTAATACATTACCCATCATCCAACGCGTTACTGGGTTGCCATCGTGTTTAAGCCTGCCGTCTTTTACTAGGCGCTCCAATTCCTTAGTCGGGCTGCTCATTGAAATAAACCCCTGCCCAAATGGAAACATTTGCAAGCCCTCGTTTTGTAAATCAATTACAAGCTGGCTAGCGTTAAAACGATCGTAAGCAATATCTTTAATTTCAAACTCCAAAGCCAAATCTAATATCTGGGCCTTAATAAAATTATAATCCGTTACGTTGCCATCGGTTGCAGTAATTACACCGTCCGCAATCCATTGCCTAATACTTGCACCTGCTGCGTCCTTTCTTTTGTACGCTGCCTCGCTTGGCAAAAAATACCAAGTCCTAATTGCTGAGTATTCGGGCCAGTACAAAGTAAAGGCGCAAAAGTCCCCAGTGCTCGCCAAATCCAACCCGCCGTAACAAATACCGTCTAGTTTTTGCAACTCGGCGCAATCCATCCAAGTGCTGTCATTTATCCAAGTCATTGCCGTGTCGGTCCATACGTTTAATAACTTTGTTTTAAATTCAACTTCTTTGTGCACAAATTCTTTTGCTTCGGTTAGAGCCTGCTCTAACTGACGCGGATAAACCGAAATGCCCCAATTAGGATTAGCCTTAGCCCAGTTTGCCGAATCTGTCCAATCGTCGCCTTCGTCTAGCGTGTAAATGACGCTGAACAAAGCATCGTCTACAATCGCCCCAGATAAAACAGACGCGCAGTAATTGCGATGTTTATAACACGGCGACTCACGATTAAAGCCCGCCGTCGTAATTGTAAATAACAACGGTTGCCTCCTTGCCCCCATTGAGTTGCGCAATACGTTATAAAGTTCGTCATTAGGGTGCGCGTGGTATTCGTCAATAACTGCAAAGTGCGTATTGAGTCCGTCCTGTTTACTTGGGTTCCACTCTAGGGGCTTGTACACCGATTGCCCGTAAAGTATGCGCCTATTGTTTACACTGTTGTTAACGGTTAACGATTCTGCAAGCCAGTCGACATTTTGGCAAACCCTTACGCTTTCCGCAAATACCATCATGGCCTGGTCGAGTTTAGTTGCCGCGCTATAAACTTGCGCTGCGCTTTCCCCGTCGGCCATTAAGCCGTAAAGCATAACCGCGGAGCTAAAAGTAGATTTGCCATTTTTTCGGGGAACCTCAACATAAGCCCGCGTAAATCTTCGCGAGCCGTCGGGATTGAGAAACCCAAACAGATTCCAAACTATAAAAGCCTGCCACCCTTCCAACTTAAACGGCTTGCCCGCATAGTCGCCCGTCGAGTGCTCAAGCTGTTCTATAAAGTCGATGGCGTGCTGCGCGTAGTTTTCACTAAATGCCCAACCCCCTGCCTTGTCCGACAGATAACGGTTAACAGCATTGCGCACGTGTTCGCACACAATTACGCGCCCACTCACTACGCCCTCAATATACTGCTCAGCTATTCGCAAAGAAATAATCTAAAGCTATCTGCGCAAGGTATTGGTTTCTGTAAAGGTGCGGCGTATCGCTCCAAAGCCCATCCTTGCCACATGGCTTAAAGCCGCTGCCTTGGTTACGGCTAACGATAAAATGGAATCCGCTTGGCTCGATCCTAAAACTTACGCCCTCGGTTAATTCCACTGGCTCGGTTGTTTCAATTTTCTTTTTCATGCTATTTTTGATTTTTGTAATAGTTCCAATTTACTTACTGGCGCGCTCTTGCCTGTTTCAATCTTACCCCTCGCGCTTGGCGTTACTCCAAATAGTTGCCCCATTTGTGTAGCCTGTTTTAAAGCGCGGCTTCTAACATCGTACCAGGGGCTAATCACCTTATCACCGAAACGATTTAACACAACTTCGCCCTCCGCCTCTGTCATTCCGCACGCTTTCTTATAAAGTCCTAACTCGTTGCAGTACCCGGCAACTAATCCAAGATCAACGCCTGTTAACAAATGATTGTTTTTCAATTCCTTGCAAGTGATATCCCAGTACTCAAAGCCCAAAGCGTTTAAGTGCGCAGGAGGTTGTGGCACACCTTCGCTTAATTCAACGATCATAGGGGCAAGCAATTCCCTGCTCGGGCTTAGCGTTCCCTTTAAAATCTTAATTTCGGTAGGTATTCGTGGCCTTCCTTTCATATTTACAAATATAGTCTAAAATTTAGTACATTTATTTTTGCACGGGTGTGAATAAATAAGATTTGTTAACACGGCAAAATTTAAGGAGTTGTAATTTGCACCGATGAATTTAAGATTTTGGGAACGGAAAATAGAAAAGCGGTCAATGCTAACGCAGCCGGCGGACTGGTTCGTTAACACTTTAAACAATATTTTTGGCTACCAAACCAAAAGCGGCCAAGCCGTAAATAATACAACGGCGCTAAGTATTGCATCCGTGCACGCTTGCGTTAGAGTTATTGCTGATGGAATCGCGGGGCTAGGATTGAAGTTGTATAAAGACGATGGCCAAAGCAGGGATCAAATTATAATCCACTACGCCACAGCTTTAACTAACGAGCCGAATCCCTATCAAACTAAATACGATTTTACCAAGTACATGACTAGCCACTTGGCGCTAACTGGTAACGCTTACGCTTTTATTAATCGCGATGTCCGAAACATCGGCATCGAGTTGCACCCAATCGCGCCGCAGTACGTTACCCCAGTAATGCAGGACGGCCTTTTGTTTTACAAGGTTACACTCGCAGGATACCCGGGCATGATCCCTGCAACGGAAATGCTACACTTCAAAGGAATGTGTGGCGATAATCCTTTGGTAGGTTTGAGCCCTGTAGTATTGCATGCCGAAACTTTAGGCATTGACTTGGCAGCAATTAGCCAGAGCGCGGGAGTTTATAAAAATGGAGTATTGAAATTTTTGTTAACGTCAGACGCACAAATAAAAATAGATCAAGCAGGGCCGTTAAAAAAATCTTTGGATGACGTAATCGACGGGGCAAGCCGTAGCGCTGTGCTTCCCAACGGCATCAAGATGGAAAAATTAAGCCTAAGCCCTGAAGAGGCACAGTACTTGGAGACCCGTAAATTTAGCAGCGAGGAAATTGCACGAATCTTTGGAGTGCCTGCTTCTATGATAGGCGCAACCGCAGGCATCAAGTCAAGCGTTGAACAGGAATACCAAGATTTTTATGCGCGCACTTTAATGAGCTACGCTATAAACATCGAGCAGGAACTAGCGCGGAAGTTGTTAACAGAAAACGACAAGCTTACCTATTACTTTAAATTTAATTTTAACTCACTATTGAGGGCCTCCGCTAACGAGCGAGCAGACTATTATAATAAAGGCATCCGCGGCGGCTGGCTTTCACGTAACGAGGCGCGGGTATATGAGGATGTTAACGCGTTTGATGGTGGCGACGAGTATTTAATTGAAGCCAACTTAATGCCTAGCAGTCAGATTAACGAGTATATGGATGCCAAGATTGCAAACCTTATGGCGACCGCAGATAAAAACAATAATCCCGAGGGCGTAAATAATTTAGAAAATAATTAAAATGAAACAAGAAAGGCGCACATTTACGGGCACCGTCCACACCAGAGCAGAGGGCGAAGGCATGCCAAAAGAAATTGGCGGCATCGCTGCCGTTATTAATTCAGTAACTGACCTTGGATATTTTGAAGAGGTTATAATGGCGGGGGCGTTTGACAATGCTTTGAGTAAAGATTACGATATCCGTTGTTTGTTTAACCACGAAGCCGATTTAATTTTGGGCCGCACAAAGGCAGACACTTGCAGAGTGTTTGTAAATGGCGATGGTAATTTAGAATATACTTGGGTTCCAGATTACGAGAACCCTACGCACATGTCAGTAGTTCGCAGCATTATGCGCGGAGACATTACGCAAAGCTCATTTGCATTTA